CTTCCCCGGCCCCTCCGGCTTGGCGAGCTTCTTCATGCGCACGGCCACGTTGGTCTGCAGGACCTCCATCTCCACCCCGTAGCCGAGGCACGAGGACATCACCGCCGTGATGTTCTGGATGGTCCTGCGGGCGAGTTTCCCCTCCACAACAAGACCCTCGATGAAATCCCTGACCGCCGGGCGGGTGATGTCTTCCACGGAGATCTTCCCGAACCGCCGATTGATATGCAACAGCGCGCACTCGTAGTTCGTGACCGACCTGGGGCGCAGGTTCGGCTTCACGTGCCGCTCCATCCACCTTTCCGCAAAGGCCTCGAAGGTAAAGGTCTCCGCCTTCGGCTTCAGCCGGAACGTCCCCCGCGCGATCTCTATCTCGATCTCCCGCTTCGCCGCGAACGCCGCCTCCCTGCTCCCTATGTGACGGGTCACACGTTCATCCTGTTGGCTAATCCGCAGATACCAGTCCTTCCTCCCCGGCGGCCGAACGACCTTGATGCCCATGTACTGCCCCCTGATGGTGCCCGCTACTCCACGGATTCCTTTTCCGAACGCTCGCGGAGGAACCGCACCGCTTCCTCCCGGACCCACTCAGACAACGTCTTCCCCTCGTCGATGAGAGCCTTTCGAAGCTCCCTCGCAAGGTCCCGGTCCAGATCCACGTTCATCCGGTACCGCCTTCCCACCGACCCCTCTGTCATCTCTTTCATCCTCATCTCCTCATCACCTTGTCGTGCTTCCAGCCCTTTGTCAGCGCCTGTTTCCGCGGATCGGGAACAGGTTGAGTTTTGCCCCGAGGATGCCAGTTCTGTTCGCTACGTTGACCCGTGCCTCGTTCTTCCTGCTCCGGAAGGGAAATGCCCCGGCCAAACTCATCGGAACCTCACGGAGGCGATAATCCGTTTTCACCTACTCATGTCCTCAAACCGTTAGCCCCGTGTAAGCGGGAGGAAGCGCGATACCCGCGAAGGCCTGATTTACCTGGCTTCATGAGGCGATGAGCGCTTGATCACCGATTAAGGCACCCACAACCATGGGTGCGCGTCGAACTCCTCATTAATCGACCTATGTCCCGTATCGACGAGAACGTCCTCGGCCTTCCAGGTAAGTGGGCCAATGTCCTTGAGCCGGTTGAGCCCGTGCACGAAGGCGTCCACCTGGTCGTCGTGCTCCGCGTTCGGAAACGCCAGCAGCTCGGACAGGAACTCCCCGAGCCACGGGGCCTCGCCGTCGTTCGGCAGGAACACCCGGCCCGCCTCGCAAAGGGGGGTCGCCGCGTGCGCCCTCGCCACCTTGTCCTTGTCCGTCTGGATGGGGATCACCGGGAGAAGCGTTTCCCGCTGCAGCTCCTGAATGAGCATCGCCCCCGCGTCCTTGTCCTCGATGCAGAGCTCGTGGGCCCCCCAATCCGCGAACAGCCCCTGCGCCTTCCGCTTGAGATCGGGATATGGGACCTTGTCCCGCCAGACGTGCCGCAGGTATGTCCCCGTGTCCGTCATGTCGAGGGTCGCGACGCAGGAGTAGTCGTTCTCCTTCTTCGTCTTGTGCGCCGAATCGAGCACCTGCGTGCGCCGGAGGAGCACCCCGGAAGGCTCCCCGGTGAACCGGGGGAACCAGGATTCCTTGAAGACGTTCCCCTCCTCCGGCCTCGGCCTCTGCTGGTACAGCGCGGAGAACCAGTACGAGCCGAGCGACTTCCGGATGCCGGCCAAAGCCTCGACGTCGAACCGCTCCGGGCAGAGCACCTCGCCCCTCGCCCTGCCGAGCGGGTCGCCCTCTTCCGCGACCGCGGTGAAGGAAAGCACATTGAGGTCCTCATGCCTGAACTCCTTGAGAATCCTCCCCGTGAGGTCGTCCTCGTTCCATCTCGTCTGGATCACGATCACCACCCCTTGCGGCTCCAGCCGGGTCAATGCGACGGCAAGGAACCAGTCCCAGATCTGCTGCCGGCGGGCAGGGCTCCTCGCCTCCTCCGGGTTCTTGATCGGGTCGTCCACGATCAGGACGTGCCCCCCCTTGCCCGTGAACGGTCCCCCTACTCCGGCCGTGCTCATCCCCCCCTCGTACCCCCGGTATTTCCAGTTCGACGACGCGGAAACGTCCCGCCGGACCCGGACCCCGAACAGGCGTGCTCCCAGGCGCTCGGCCTCGTCCTTGGCCGCCAGCCCCCAGGACGCCGCGAAGTTGCTCTCGTAGGAGGCGAGCAGAACCCTCCTGTCCGGGAACAGCCCCGTGTACCACGCCGGGAAGTACCGCGACACGAGCGTGGACTTCCCGTGCCGCGGGGGCATGTTGACGATCAGCCACCGGCACCGCCCGAAGGCCGCCGCGACCAGGAGCGAATCGAGGAGCCGGAGGTAGGGGTAACACCTCCAACGCCCCTCAGTCGCATACTTCGCCAGACCCGCCGGGCTCGATCTGGCCATCGCCTCCGGGCCCGAGAATTCCGACCGCGGGCCTTTCGATCCTGTCCGCGATCTCGAGGAGCTCGCAGGCACGGCTTGCGTACTCCGGGTCCGACATGAGCCGCTTGACACGCTCGACCTCCTTCCTCGCGTAGACGTCGTGGGTCAAAGGCCCGCCGTCCGCCCCCGTGATCTCCTGCCGCTCGACATACCCGCGGGACTTGGCCTTGCATTTCAAGAAGAAGATCAGCTCGGCTGTCTTCCCGGCGCGTATGTTCTGGATCAGCTTGCTCTCGGCAAGGTCGATGGTCTCCTGCTCCACGCGGCGGAATATCTCGTCGACCCTCGCCCACTTCCGTCGCCACCGCCCGATCTGGCTGACGTCCACCCCGAGCGCCTTTGCGACAAGCGTGTGGATACCGGCCTGGGCGCGGGCCACCTGTTCCAACTCCGCCAACCCGGGACGCTTGGTGCCTCCCTTTTTCCCTTGCGGTTCTTGCAGCATCGTCGCCTTCCCGGTCACCACCACACCCCCTTGAGATAGGTCTTGAACAGGTATCTGGAAACGTCCGCGTTGACCGCGTTGCCGATCATGAACCAACGATCCTTCGTAGTCTCGAAGGCCGTCCAGCCGTCCGGCAACCCCTGAAGCCGCTCCCCCTCGACAGGGGAGAGGAACCTCCATCGTCCATCCCGCTCCTGCACGATCTTCGCGTGGTTCTTGTTCGGGCCTCCTCCTCCGTGTCCAGTCAGGAGTGTCCCCACCCGGTCGTATCCCCCGCACGGTTCGTAGAAGAACCCCCCTTTCCGGTAAACGGTCGTGCCGCCTCCCGGATGGGCGGTGAACTTCGCGATCGTGTTGTCGAGGATGTACCCCTCCGGGACCCAGTCGATCGTCTCCGGGTCCTTGTCCCGGAAATCACGGAACCTTCTGGTGTCGTCCGTTCTCTCGGGATTTTTCTTCGGGAAATCCGTCCTCGAGCAGAGGAAGAAGACCCTCGCCCGGGACTGGGCCGATCCGTGGTGCATGGAATTGAGCTCCACCACCCGGACGAAATATCCGACCTTCGCCAGGAGGTTGATGACGTTCCGGAACGTTCGACCGTTGTCATGGGAGACGATCCCGGCGACGTTCTCCAGCACGGCGAAGGACGGCTTCTTCGCCTCAAGGATGTCCGCCAGGTAGAAGATCATCGTGCCCTGCTTGTCCTTGAATCCCCGGCGCCATCCGGCGAGGCTGAAACTCTGGCACGGAAACCCGCCGGCCAGGATGTCGAAGTAAGGCAGGTCCCCCGGATTGATCTTCGTGATATCGCCAAAGTTCGGCTCCTTGGGGTAATGCCGAAGGTAAGCCCGGATCGACGGATCGGCGATCTCGGAGAATCCGACGCACTTACCTCCCAGTTCCCGGAGACCCGTCTCGAGACCGCCAATTCCCGCGAAGAATGAAATAAACTTCACCGCGCGGCCATCCCGCGGACGATCTCCATGAACCGTTCCTTGTCCAGCTCGCTGCCTTCCTCGGACTTCCCGAAGGCGTCCCTGACCTGCCGGTACTCCTCGATCGTGTCGCAGTAGAAGCTCATCCGCATCTTGAGCCGCGGCGCCTCCGGCGGCTCCACGGTCAATACGCAATACCTGTCGGGATCATCGAGAGAATCCTCCGCCCCGGAAAGTCCGAATCCCACCTTGAGCTCTTCCTCGTCGAACCCGACGGACAGGAGCAGGTCCTCGGAGAAGCTCGCAAGGACATCGAAGTCCCACTCCCCCATGTTCTTGTTCAGCCGGAGGTTGAGCTCGGCGAACTCCTCTTCGGTTAGCTTGCGGGAGGGGACCCGGACGTCGACCTCCATGTCTCCCTTGCCCTGCGCCAAGAGGATCGCGCACCGCTGGTGGCCGCCCACGATCGTCCCGTCCGCGTCGACGACCGGGATGTCGGCCACCCCGAACCTGTCGAGCGATTCACGCAGTTGGGCTGCCTGCGACTCGGACATCTTCCGAGGGTTCCCCTGCCACGGGACAAGATCCCGCACCCGCCGACGCTCCGTTTCCCATTCAATCTTCCGGTTCTTCAATTCGGCAATCCTCCAAACCTGCACCTGCATGGGCCGCCATGAAACTTCCAAGAATCTTGGAAGTTCTTGCGGGCCGGTGGCAGGGCCCGTAATGGGCCGGTCGCAATTTACTCCGGGAACTCACACTGACATGACGATGTGATATCTCCGATGAGCGCAAGCAGTAGGCATATCTGCGGCTTCATCGCACCTGGCCTCCTGGTGAATGTGATGAATGTTGGTGAATGTTTTCAGCCCGGTATGTATTCGGTTCCTTTCCTTCCTCGTGCGTGGGTATATAGCGGAAACATTCACCCATATTCACCTCATTCACCCACTCACCTTCCGGGTAGGAGTCAGGCACCACTTCGTGGCCCGTTTGACCGTCCCTGTTGACGTGATCCTGTAGCCGCCGATTACGCAGTCGCGTTTCTGTACCAGTTTTTTCCCCAAGATGATCCGCTGGGAGCGCTCCGTGCCTTTGCCTGATTTCCCCAAGTCCAGCGTTTCCGTTTCCATGGCGATTTCGTATAACTCGGCCACGCCCACTTCCTGGTCCTGATGCTTTTCCCACCATGCCTCGGTGAACACCCGCCATTGATGCCCTTCGCTGTCGGCTATCTCGTAAAACTCCTCCAGGTTTTCGAGGAAGCCGCCCACGTTGGCGTTGTCCAGCACGCCGCCGATCACATTGGACCAGCTCTCGTAGGAACCCAGCGGTCGGACGGGTGAACTCGGTCGACCAGCGTTGATCCATGCGCGAATCATCACGATGCACGCCCATATCAGCCGGCCCCGGTTCTCCGCTGCATGGGATCGCAGGTCGGGATGGACGAAGCCGTCGCGTTGCCACGGGCGGTCCACCTTGCTGTCGAGCCGGATTCGGATGCTGCGCCTGGCAATCTCCGTGCTCATGGTGGGGTTGTTCCCCGTCATGACCCATACGCACCGGACGGGCATGGTGAGCATCTCCGACTGGCCTAGTACCCTGTCGTCCCAGTTGAGCGCCGTAAGCGCCGCCGCCAGGACTCCGCTGTCCAGGTTCCTTGCGATATTGTCCAGCAGGATGGCCGAGCGTCCCGCACGCAGTTGCGCCGTGATCCTTTTCCGCATCTCGTCGTCGTTACGGGCCTCAGGCACTACTCCGACGTTTCCTCCAGAAGCTGGGTACAGCATCACATCGGCGAGAAGTCCCTTCCCGGTTCCCGGAGACGGGCTCTCGATGATGTGGTTGGGAGTGGGTCCGTTTATCAGGTCACGAGCGAAAGGCAGCAGCGCCAGGCCGATGGCGTGCGCCATGTCCGCATCGCCCACGAACGGGAAGTCCGGTAGCAGGTCCGTCAGTCGGCGGACGGCTTCACGCACATCCTCCTGGTCGGGATGGTCCGGTATGTCAGGAATCGTCATGCCATGGGCGGGTTGGTACCATACCTTCCCAGCCGGGTGGTAGCCGGGGGCGGTCGCCACGGTG